GATTAGCAGAATCAGAAACGACAAGCACGTTTGAAACGTGATGTAGACGACGCTTACGCAATCTAGCAAGTTCCTTATCTTCAGCACGGCCTGTATTCCAAAGCTGTGAGTTTAATTCAGAAACTGGATCTTGTTGACTAATTGAAGTCAAAGACCTTTCAATATACCAACGGCCAGTTGGTCCTTTAAAGCCGTGATCCCAGTATCGTACCCATGGAAGATCTTCGCCACTACCAGCTGGTAAGAAACGAAGAACGGCATAACCGTTTCCCGCTTTGTCGACAGTTGGCTTCCACAACCGATCATCGCCATATGACTTTTTTTCGGTGTTTGTATCAGCGGCAGAAACGAGTTTAGAAATCTCGCTTTCACGGTTTTGTTTTAGTTGTTCGAATGACATAGTATTTTATTTTGTTTTTGTATTTGCAGTGTATATTTTGTTTTTCTCTGACAGAAGCTATATTACCATAAATTGACTAAGTTGTAAATACTAAAAGTGCTTTATCCTTAATTTTATTTTTTGGCAATGGCTTTTGCAGCATGATTGACTTATAGCTTATAAGCAAGTCAAGCAGATCTTTATTTATACCTAAAGGATCACTTAGAATGCTCTCCAGGCTCTTTAAAAAATTGACGAGTATATCCAATAAGACGACACTCTCAATGCTAATCTGGCCGCCTCTGAGGGCCTCTAATACAGGACTCTGAGAGAAGTCTGGTGTAGCTGAACATATTTCATTAAAAGTGTAACCTTTGTTAGAAAGTGTTTTCATATCTTGTTCAAACATGTACGTCAATTTATCATATCGCGCAGTATAAGCGCTATATACATTATCGCACATATCACCAATCCAGACATTTTGATTTTCAATTAGATTAGCAGTAAAATATTCAATTAGCTGTTCTCTATTAAAACGACGAGATAGTTTTTCAAAAAAGTAACGATCCCTACGTTTCTCGAATGTTGCTTGTTTTACAGCGGTTTTAAAATTGTATTTTACAGCATCGTAATCAGTAGTGAAATGTAGCTTTAGCGATTGGTAAATTTGATACGCTGTATATCCACTCATTATTTAGATTTTTTGGAAAACTCTGGAATATAGAATGGAGGTGTGGATCCTGGATCCGGATCTCCACCGAAACAGACTCCTTCACAAAATTCACCTTGACTTAAGCCGACCTCTGTTTCAATTGTCTCAATTATATTCGCATAAATTTCATCGCATTCAACCTCATCTCCAATATCATATCTTTGAGAAGTGTCATAGTGATGCAAAGATCGATTACCCCATTTAGGTGTTTCCTCTACGCAGATGACATATTTCTCACCTTTATATTCAACAACACTATTCCAGCGCGTTTCGTACCAATGCTCATCTGCACTTCTAATTACTTCAATTTCGTTCATAGTATTATTCAAAAATCACAGCTACTTACTTATTTACCTTGTCCTTTGTAAGGTTTTTTGTAATTTGTCGATCCTTTATTTGTGGATGTTTTTGATTTAGCGTGAATTCCTTTTCTTTTAATACGCTTTTTTACTTCGTGTTCTCCGATTTTTTTCATGGTTTAATATAGTGTTGATGTTGTTCTCTTAATAATGTTTCTATCCATAGCTTCGACTTGAAGCTTACTTTTCAATGGGCCCTTTACGAGCTTGGCCATATCCTCTGGATCAATTTCCTTTTGCTCGCAAATTTCGATGATTGCTTCAGTGTATGTCATTCCATCTCCATACACAAGTTTTTCAACTTCAAAACGTAACTGTTCTTTAGTTATAGCTGGTTTAATTATGATTTTGTCTTTGCTGTCGTTGCTCATAGTGTTCTAATAAGTATTGTATCTTTGTTGATTCTGCCATTTGCCGGCTTGCGTTTTGTCTTCAAGTTGGAGAGTTCTTTTGTTACTTGCCGTTCAGTTTTGGCAGCAAGAATTGGTAGAAATTCTTTTGGTTTTCTTAGTGTGAGAGAATATGATTGGGACTCGTCAAAGCCTTTTAACGTACTACCTTGTACAGTAAAACCATCGCGGCTGGTTGCTTTAAATATTGTTGCTCTTCGGTATTTTGTATTAAATATAAACAGTGTTTGTGCACCAACAATGCGCGTAGGATCGCATGATTGCATACAATACTCTTCTGATTCATTTAAATAATTTAATCTTGCAACTTGTTTATCGGCGGTCTTTGCTTTTTTTACACGTGGTTTACGTGCAGCCTTTTTAGAGGATTTATAAAGCACAATTTCATTTAACATATCGTCAATTGCTTTAATACGATTTCTAAGTTGAGGTTTAGAAAGGTACGAAAAACCTTCAACCATTTGAGGACACTTATTTTCGTACGCATCAGTAAAATCGCTTTTGTGTCTTTCCAACCAATTTACAATAGTACCAATAAACGAAACAGGAATATTTTCACCTCTTAGAATAGAAGCAATAGGTATCTTTTTTATTTTAGCTTTAGGATCTGTCCAGTCGTCTAATGTTTCTTCTAGTTCAAAAAGTACACTAGCTTGAACCTTTTTAGTCATGATTGAGTGCACGTTAGGTTTTTTTGGACCTGAATTCTTTTTAACGGTTGGTTTTTTAATACTCATTTCAGATTTAGCATCAGACAAAATAAATCCGATGTTGTTTTTAACACACTCTCGGTTAGTGCTAAATTCAGGCATTCCCATATTATAACAGCGGCAAAGCTTTCCCGTGATGTTAAATATAAAACTACTTTTTGGAACGTGAGGAATACATGCAATATCAGTATCTGAATAAGAATTATTTTTCATGTATTCTTGAATAATCGGGATATAGTCATCCCGATCAAGATAGTAATTATAGAAGTTTAAACATTTTCCAAGTTTATCATGATACTTTTCTTCAGGGCAATTATGCCAAGATGGTTCATCACCAGTGAATTTAAAATCAGGTGAAGCAACCATTCCAGACTTAAGAAACTTTTTGTTCTTCTTTGTTAGCATGATATTATTATACCAAGTTTCGCCTGTTTGTAAATAAAAAAAAGCAAACAATGGTGTGGTGTTTGCTTTTGACGGATATTTACGCGCGGTTTTTGGTGCTCAAAATAAGAAAAAGCAAAATACTAGCCAATAGAACAGAGTTGCTTTCAGGAATGGCAGTACCTGTGGTGCCATTAAACTTCAAAATAGCAGGATTTTTAGAGAATGATACACCATTCAAGTAAATATCATCACCTTGTGTCGCAAACTGATTTAATGAACTTAAAGTGAGTTTGGCATTTGGAGACAAATTGACGATAGATCTTTCTGTTTGGCTATTGATTGAGTCCCCACCTCCTCGTAGTGTCAAGCTACTAGTTGAATCTACATTTATTTGCAGTCCAATCGCAGAGAACATAGCGTCCATACTCGATCCTTCAGTTATATTCAAAGTAGAGTAAACACCATCATCATCCTTCACTCCAGTAAAACCATTATTATTTTTAAAAGTAAAATTTGTAGATTTTAACGTAACTGAAAATCCATTTCCGATTTCAATGTTTGAATAGGAAGGGCTATCCTCAAGTATTTTTGCGTCTGTTATGGTTAGTATGCTAGCGATAGCAGAATCTCGATCTAACTCTTTTAAGTCTGATTCTGAAAAATCCCAATTTGGAGCATCATAAATATCATAAATATCCTCTTCTTCTGCATCCCAAGTAATAATTGAATCTTCTTTTTTATCTTCGCTTTCAGATGTCTCTACGACTTTCTCACTACTAATCGAGGTAGGTCTTACAGGATTAATTACAGGGTTAATAGTAGGGTTCCCTGTTGGGTCTATTTTACGTATTACACCTCCTGTAGAGATTATAACAGCAGATTTAGCTACGGAAATAATTGAAAGTAAAGTTATGAGTGTGCGCTTCATTTCTTCTTTTTCAGTATAAAGTTTTTAAGTTTAGTTAGATTTCCTGTGAGTTTACCAAGTATTCTGCCAAGTTTACTTTCAGCCGGAACAATGTAGGAAAGCGTTCCTAGTAAACCCAGTATTGAAATAATAAACTCGGGCATTGACCCCATATATGGAGCAAGTATTTTATCAAATAAGTCTTCCATAGTAACTATTTTCTTATCATGTTAGGGAGTTTAATCACATCAGGGACTTGAGTGACTTGATCATCTTCTTCTAGTTCAAATGTCTCTTCTGAATTCTCAATATCTGTTTTTTTCTCTTCGCCCTCTTCAGACTGTTCTTCAGGCTCCCCTTTTTCTTCAGGCTCACCCTCTTCGTCTTCAGCCTCCTCTTCGTCTTCAGCCTCCTCTTCAGCCTCCTCTTCGTCTTCAGCCTCCTCTTCGGTTTCCTCTTCGGTTTCCTCCTCAGATTCCTCTTCGGTTTCTTGCTCCTCTTCAGCCTCCTCCTCTTGCTCCTCTTCGGTTTCTTCCTCAGATTCCTCTTCGGAATTTTCTTCTGTTTCCTCTTCGTTTACTTTCTCTTCAGTTTCCTCAGTTTCCTCAGTTTCCTCCTCTTGTTTAGTAGCTTCTTCGTTATTGCCTTCTTCGGAATTTTCTTCTGGTTTTTCTTCACCACCATCACCTTCACCATCACCTTCACCACCATCACCTTCACCACCATCACCTTCACCACCATCACCTTCACCACCATCACCTTCGTATCCTTCTTCAGAAGTTCCTATAACGTCACCATATCCTTCTTCAG